GCCCGTGTGAAAGACGACCACTACGAAATCCTCGACGGCCACATGCGCAGCGATGAAGTTGGCGATGCGGAAGTCCCGGTGCTGCTCACGGATTTGAACGACGAGGAAGCGGCAAAGATTCTCGCGACATACGATCCGCTTTCCGCAATGGCGCTGCAGGATGACGGGCAGCTCGAAAAACTGCTCGGCCAGATCAACAGCGACGACAACGCCGAACTCCGCCGCATGCTCGCCGATCTGCACGACAAGCTCGCCACGGAGGTCGAGAAATCTGGCGACGACAAGCGCGAGGTCCGCGGCATGGCGCTACAGCCGCACGAGCACTACGACTATCTGGTGGTGCTGGCGTCGACCACGCAGGAGTGGAATGTGCTATGCGGCCGGCTGGGGCTCGAACCAGCGATTCGCCGCGGCGGTATCGGCACCGCGCGCGCGATACGCGCGTCGCAGCTTTTGCCAAAGCTGACCGCGTGACGCTCGACTACACGATTGCCGTCCCGTCGCGGAAGCGCACGCATAATATGTGGCTGATCCGGGAGCTGCTTCCGTCGGCCGTCATCTGCATCGATGAGCGCGAGCGCGACGACTACGAGCGGTTTGTTCCTTCCTCAAATCTCCTCCTCCATCCGCCGATGGAGGGCTCGGCAACCGTCAAGAACTGGATGATCGACAACATCGCGTCGCCGATCCTGATTTTCATCCCCGACGATTTCGTAGGCGTGCGGGTCAACACCGGCTCTAAGCGCTTCATCACGAACGCGCAGGACATTCTGGCAATTCTGGAAAACGCAGCGACGTGCTGCGCGGATTTGGGGCTCACGGCCTTCTGTTTCAGCGGGACTCCCAACACCACGATGGTTCGCCCCGACGAGCGGCCAATCGTGCCCGTACAGTCGATGTTCCGGGCGCTCGGGCTCATGGGCGCGGCGCGGCATCGCAAATACCGGGAGGACATTCCGGGCCGCGCGGATTTCGATCTTACTCTCCGCACGCTCTTTCTCGACCGGTGCATCTATGCGGACGTCCGGTTTTTCTTCGATTGCGGCGCCGTCTTCGCCGGCAGGGGCGGGAATGTCGGCCTCGTCACCGCCGAAGCCTTCACCGCCGGCACGCGCGAGATCGTCAGGACGTGGGGGCGGTATGCGTCGCTGAAGCCGCCGGCCTTCTCGAAAAATCGCAGCGTCGCCGTGCTGGGGCTGCGCGTATCCCGGACCAACAAGATAGCCCAGAGGTAGCAAGATGGCGCTCGTGACTGCAAAAACCCTGTTCGTCCATGTGCCGAAGACCGGCGGCACGAGCGTTCGCAGCATGATCGCCGCGGCTGGAATCGCATGCAGGGAAAGTGGAGACTTCGACATCGAGCGCCACTATGGAATCGGGGAGTTGGCCGCCGCGCATGGCGATGTTGTCCAGACGCGGCTGACATTCGGCTTCGTCCGAAACCCCGTCAGCTGGTACAAAAGCCGGTGGGCGTGGGCGGTCGTGACAGGGCTGCCGTCGATTGCGATGGGCAAGCCGTCGGCCGCGCGACATTGGATGATGGGATGCTGGGCGCCGACATTCGCCGCGTTCGCTGCCAATGCCATCGAACGCTATCCGGGCGTTGCGACACAGACGATGTTTCGGATGCTCGGGTTGTGGCAATCCCCGTGCGTGACGGAAGTGTGCCGGACGGAAACCCTCGAAGAAGACCTTATCGACGTGCTGGACACCGCTGGCGAGCGCTTCGACAAAAAGAAGATGATGGATTGTCCGCGAGAGCACGTGGCGGCGTGTGGCGAGCTGGCGTCACGCACGGACGTCAGCCGGGAATTGAAGAACAGGATCGAGGCGGCAGAGCCGTTGCTTATGCAGCGGTTTTACTAGACCAGCCGCTTCTTCGACTCTTTCTCGCGCGACTCTCGAAGCAGCACCATCTTCTCCGCTTCGTCCGCGTAGGCGTTTCGCGGCGGTTCCGGAACCAGCTTCGCCGACTCGTCGAGGAAGAATTGCACGCCCCGCCCCTGACGTTTTCCGGCCATCGTGTGATGATCGTTCGCCCAATCGGGAATCTCCGGGGCGAAGTTTGTTAGTTGCGCGCGGAGGCCGACGGCCTGCTGGAAGTGATCGCCTTCGCGGGACTTCGGCGCCCGGCACATCATGCGGATCGCGTTCCCGAGCGGCATCCGGCACTTGCCGAGTTTGTCCGGATCGTACCACGCCTTCGCCTGCTCGACGCTCGCCTTGACGAATGGAACGATGTGCGGGCTCGCGGCGGTGTCGATGTCTTCCTGTGAAATAATCTCCAGCCGGTTGCCGACCATCGAAGCGAAAGATTTGGACGTGTGGATAAGCTCGACGGCGAACTCCATCGCCTCGCGCTCCATGCCGCGTCTGATAGATTTTTGCATGGCGCTGAGTACGCCCATCGCCGGCAGGCCGTGAAGAGTCTGGGGGATCATTCGGGGTCTCCTCTTTCGGTTTCTTATAGCAGAAATTGTCTTGAAAAGCGAATCTGACTATCCGTACAGCCGTACCGTTGCCGATGCGGCTGGCCTGATGGTCAGGCAGCGGCTTTGACGCTCGGGCGCGAAATGTCCCACTGAGCGTCGCTGTAGCCCGGCAGCTTGTGTTCCGCCGCACTCTTGATCGCCTGCAGGATCGTCTCCGCTAGCGAGCCATACCAGTCTGGACGTTCGCAGGATTGATAGTTCAGGCAATGGCAGGCTTTGATGATCTGCACCGCCTGAAAGTGGCTGGCGAACGGTCGGAAGCGATAGCCGGCCGCCGTCTCGCCAATGGTGCCCGGTAAATTGGTTTCGTCCGCGTCGTCGTAGCGGTAGGACACCGACTGGACATTGGCGTCGAGAAGAATGCGGCCGACTTCCTCGCAATTCTCGCGGGTGATCTCAACCCATTTTTTGTTGAAGTAATAGCTCGTCTTTGTGCTCGCCGCGAAAGTCATCAGGGCGTCGATGTGATCGTGGCCTACAACGAATGCACTCATGGCTGGTCTCCTCATGCGGCAAGCGCGATCTGCGCTTGGGCCTTTACGTTGTGCAAGGACGTTTCCATGTGTCGGATCGAAAGGCGGATGGCACCGAGTTTCGCCGCCATTGTCGCAACCCTGTCGGGCGAGACCTTGGCCGCGATGACGCATTCGCCGGATTTCCACCCGTGGCTGAGCAATTTCGCCGCCCGTTCGATTCGCGCCTCCATGGCGTTGACGGTCTCGACATCCTCTTTCGAAGCCGGCTCGTCTCCGCCGAACATCCCGACTTGATCCAGATCGGCGAGGATGGCGTCGACCGCTGCCTTGACGGATTTCCACTTCCCGAGTTCGCCGCGGTTTATCATCTGGACGAGGCGGATTTGGTCGTTGTGCTTCGGAAGCCGCGCGAGTTCCAAGGCGTTCGGGCCGCTGAGCTGTTCGGCCGCTAGAAGCGTCTGGACCTGTGGCGAGAGATTGAGAAGCGACAGCCGGGAACGAAAGCGCGCGACCTTGACGCCCACCCGGGCCGCCGCCGCTTCGTCTTCGATCCCGTGAGTGAGCAAATCCGCGTAGGACCGCGCCTCTTCGAGCATCGAAAGATCGGCGCGCGCGACGTTCTCGGCAATCTGCCGGGCGCGGAGGTCGATTATGGACGGCGGGTCGGCAACGATCGCTTCGATCTTCGCGGCCGCCCTGAAGCCGGACGCGACGAGCAATTCGTGAGCCCGGAATCTGCGCTCGCCGGCAACGATAACGAAAGCGCCCTTTTCGCCCGGCCGCACGACGATCGGCTGCATGAGGCCGTTTGCCTTTATGCTCGCCGCCAATTCTTCCAGCGGGCCGCGGGCGAAGACCTTGCGGGGCTGGCCCTGGTCGCCGGAAATCTTGGAAAGAGGAATGAGCATCGTCAGTGCCCCTTTCTAAAGACGCGGTAAACGATTGCGTCAACGCGATCGCGCGCCTTATTTGTCGGTGCGAACCACGATCCGCGAACCTGCATTTCGAGCTTCGTCCCGAGCACCTTCCACACGTCGTTTGCGAAGCAGGTGATCGCGAAATCGTAATAGTATTTGCCTCGCCGGACGTTTTTGACGGGCAATTCTGCGAGGAAAAGAGTTTCGATCTGACGGAGTGTGTATGCCATTTCTGGTCTCCTCTATGGCCCTGCGAAGGCCGTCTTCTAGGGAAAACATGGGCCTTTCGGCGCCCTGGGTAAAGGGAGAAATTCGCTTTTTCGTATCCATTCCGGTCAGGAAAAGACACCGGGCCGGTCGGTCAAGGAGCCCGGTTGCCGCCCCGTGGCTCGCCAGGCCGAAATCCGCCCGCCAGCCGCCCGAGCCGTGGGCGCCTGTAGCGGCTTGGCGTCGGGGCGGTATGTCGGGGGCCGGGAACGGAGCGGCGCCCTGTGGGGCTGTATTGCGGCCGGCGCGACTCGGCGCTAAACCTTTCGGTGCTGGCCCGTTTTTCGATGCAATCCGAGCCAGCGTGGATGATCGGTCGTTTCGCAGGCTGACGCTTCGTCCATCTGAGCGCACGAGGAGACCCGCCGGACGATATTGCACCGACGGTTTGCGCGTTTTCCAAAGACGCGATGTGGGCGGGCGAGTATTCCGAGCCTCCGACAGTTCGACAGCGAACTAGGAACAGGCCAAGGCAAGTATGGCAGCGTAACAGCCTCCCGATTTCCGCGGGATTAGCTACGGAAGGCAAGCGGCTGGGCCACGAAACGGTCACCTTGGATTGTACGCTCTAATGCTGTCCCTGAGAACCGCACGGCCCATCTAGGGGGCCAAGGGTTGCGGAAAGCGGCTATGGGGAAAGGTGGGCGGGAGAGTTCGTAGCTCGTCCCGCCCGGCGCCTCTAGTCATTCCAGGCGGAGGAAACGGTACGCCCGAAACAAGCTGAGAAGCGCAACATCATTCACATCGTTCGGCTAAAACGTCAACGCGCGGCACTCAGTATTCGCAAGCCTCTTTCGCCGTCTTGGCATAATCCGCGCGGTCCAATCCATGCGGGCGAAACCAATGCGGGCCGCCTTCATCCCAAATCCATCCGGCTTTCTTCGCTCGCCACGCGAGATTTACCGGCCCCTGCTCACGCAACCGCTTTGCTTCTCGTTCTAAAACTGGACTAGCCATTGTGGTCTCCTCTGTTGTGTCTGATATAGCGAATAAGCGAACGGAAGGCAAGGGCGGTTACGACAGAAGCGACTCCAGAAACCGGTGCGCGTCCTGCAACCCGCACAGATCGGAACCAATTTCCTTGTTGATTTCCGTGAGCGCATAGTGCCCGAGCGCGCGTTCGCGCTCCGTGAACAGCGCTGGCGGCACCGGGTCGCGCGTGAAGTCCAGGCCGGTCGTCTTCTGGGGAATGCGACGACAGACCGCCGTTCGATCCGACATGATGAATTTCGTCGCGCGCTCCAGATGATAAAGCGCCTGGCCGATGGCATGCCGCTGGGCCTTCGTGGTTGTTCGCTTCATAGCCGCGCTCCTCTCTCGACATACGGGACTCCGGCGTTAATCCGGTCGTTCATCCCCTCGCGGAACTGCCGCATGATCTCGCGGCCGCTCGTCGGCCACCAGGACGTGAGTCCGGTCTTGAACTGCCAATCAGGATTTGCCTTCGCGACCTTGATCGCCGCCACATAGGCGCCGATAGGCACGCTTTTGTGGATGGCCGGCATCGTGATGTAGCGTTTCATCTTTCGGTCTCCTCTTTGTTTCCGGTCATAGCCTGTTCCCGTCGTCAAGCCACGGAAGAATTTTCTTGTAGCAATCGTCGCACACAAGATCGGTTTCCGATAATGGGACGACACCTTGGCATTCCGGAAATTCCTCGGCGTACTGCTCAACAGCCTCGCTATCGGACAGCCCCTTCTCGAAAGTTTCGTGGCACACAGTGCATGTAAATTCATTGTTGGGGGCGGTCATGTGCGGCACTCGGCCTTGGCTATGGCTGCGCGGATAAGATGCTCTTGCATGTATTCCGCACCAACCTTGGCCTTGTTCATGTTGCGACTGTTCTTCCCGTCACGCCAACCTCGTATCTCGCGATAAGCGCCTTTCAGCGCCTCAAGAAGTTCCGGTGCCGCCGCGATGAGGCGAGCATATTTCTGGCCGTCCTCCGGGTATGCTTGCAGAAACGGCGGCATGACGATTGCGACGAGGGCGCCGTCGCGTCGTTTGATTTCTGCGCTTGTTGCCGTAACCTCAGCGTGCCAGCGCTCCTGTGTCATATCGCGATCTCCATCAGAAGTTCCTCGGCTCCGAACACCTGCATTTCGCCGCAGGATTCGCAGCGATAATTCGTGGCGTCCGGCTCAACACCGTCCGCCTCCTCGCCGCAGGCTTTGCAAAGGGAATTATATACATGAGTCCATCGGCCCATGATTAGCGCGGTTTCTTCGCGAGTTTGGCCGCCCGGCGTTTCCGGCGCTTTGCCGGGGCGCTCTTTGGCTTGGGGCGATAGGCGAGAACAACCTTCGCGATTGCATCTAGGACTTTTGGGGCGCTCATGGCCGACGCTCACCCGTGCCTTGGCAGGAAGGGCATTCGACCCCAACACACCGCATTTCAAGGCCGACGTAATCCGCTACATGTCCGCGCCCGTTACATTCAGGACAACGCTTAGGCTTCGCCGGAATACACCCAATGCAGCAAATATCGCCGTTCCATGTAGCGTTAGCTCGCGTACAGTCGCGACCGCAAATTGTGCAAAATGCCTCGATGGTCATAGTGTGGCCGCCTCTTTAAGACGCGCCGTCGTGAGGCGCCGAGCGCGCTTCGCGGCCTTGGTCATTCGGTTGCTGGTGCCATCGTCAACGAAGGCGATGCGCTCACCCATGCGGAGACAAAGCATGTCCTGTAGTGCGCCGCATTCGGGACACGGGCCAGTGTTAGGGACGATGAATCCGGCTGCGCATACGAATGTGCCGTTACTCACGAGAGTACCTCCTTTGAAATGCTGCGTATTCGCGCTGATATTGACTCTGCCGTGCTTTGAGATTCTCCGACGCGGAGAATTGATCGCATATTGGCGAATCGCAATTAGGCCCGCGCTTATAGCCCCTCGAATTGATACCTTCGCGCGGGCACTTTTTCGTCATCCAGAAATTGCAACCGCCGCATTTTGGGGCCGCCGATTCGCTAAGCATCCGCAATTCATCCATCGCGTGCAACCGTGCTGACACGCCGTCGAACATTCCGAAAATTGCGTCAATCTCGCTCATGCCGTGAGCGCCTTGTAAGTCAGCCGCTTACCGGCAACACCGGCAACGAAGCTGTCCAGCCTTTGCAGCGTGTGCCGTGCGACGTTGCCTTGGTTCAGCCTGAACGCAAATTCATCGACGTACCGATGCAGATGCTTTTTGCTTGCGTGGTGATAGACGCCGTGCAGCCCGCGTTTCAGGACGGCGAACACCGCCTCAATCGAATTGGTCGTGACGCCATCGCGGCTGTATTCGCCCGCGCTGTGGTTCACGCTGTCATGCGAGAAGAACAGCCCGCCCATGTCGCCATAAACCGCCGCGTCATCGGTGTGCAGCGTGGAGCCGATTTCGACGTTCTGGACAATCGTGTCCTGAATGGTCTGCCCGTCAACGGCGTCCATCTTGAGCAGCTTGGTACGCCCGCCCTTGCCGCGCTCGCGCATTCCCAAGACCGGAGCCTTACCAACGGAGCCGCGACCGGCTTTCAGCTTTTTGTGTTCATGCTTGTTGGCTTCTTTCCCGCCCACATAGGTTTCGTCAATCTCGATGATGCCTTGGAGCTGTCCAAGATCGCCGCCGCACGCTTCGCGGAGACGGCCAAGGATGAACCACGCCGTCTTTTGCGTGACGCCGATCTCTTTCGCCAGTTGCAGACTGGAAATGCCCTTGCGCGCCGTGACGAGCAAATACATCGCGTAAATCCACTTGTGCAGGGGAACGTGACTCCGCTCGAAGATCGTGCCCGTGCGGACCGTAAAATCCTCCTTGCACTGGCCGCACTGGTAGAACCCCGGCTTGCCCGTCCGCGCCATCACGCGCTCGCCAAGGCCGCAGACCGGGCACGTCGGACCATTGGGCCAGAGCAAGCCTTCCAGATAGGTCCGCGCCGTTTCTTGGTCAGGGAACATCGCAAACAACTCAAAGGTGGAAATCGTGCTTTTCGACATGGGTTACGCCTCAAATCCTGCCCAAAAGATAGGGGTTCGGAGCAATGGAGTCAAGTATATAATTCCCTTTGCAAAACCCCGGGCTGTCGAGGTCGAACATCTGCCGGCGCGCGGCTTCCTCGATGCGCTCGGCAGTAAGCGATGGGTGCATTTTCATGGTCTGGTCTCCTCTGGCGCGATGATCGCACCGGAAGCGGGACCGGAATCCCGCAACCGCTACGTTCAGAAGCGTGGCCGAACGGTCGCGGCTATCACCGCGAGTCCGAGATAAAGCGCGGCAGTCAGGACGTACAGCATCACCTGGTCTCCTCTCGATTGCGTCTTGCTGCGAAAAACACCACCAAAAGAGCCGCGGCGAAAATCGCGATCTGCTCGATCGGCAGACGCCGGAAGCTCCACCAATAATAGGCGACGGTCCCGATCAATTCGTGCGTGTGCATTGCCGGCCCTCCGCGGCCCAGCGGGCTTGGCGCGCCGCGGACGTTTTTTCGTCGAACTGGATTCCCTTCCAGCACAGGAAGAAAACGACGGGGGCGAGAATGCAAAAAATGGTTAGGTGATTCACGGCCTGGTCTCCTCTGGAAACGGCCGGACCCTGCGAAGGCCCGGCCGCCCGTTTCGTTCTAGCGAACTGTGATGATGTGAAGGACGGCGCCGATATGCGCGGCGATGATTGACGAGAAAATGTAGACGACGGTTGCGGTAAGCATTTGGTGTGGTCTCCTCTGTGGGTCTGCGAAACCCGTTCTGTTAAGGACAAATCTAGTGACCCACTTCGGTCTTGTAAAGCGGTAAAAGCGAAAATCGACGCGGAAAAGAGTTTATTTTCAACCGCGTAGGAAGGCCGTGGAGCTTCACCGCAAGGGGCAGGCGCTATGCCCGGATGGGGGCGCGGCACCGGCCGCCTGGGCTCATCTGGGGGCGATTTGGGGCGTTTTCGCCTCCCGGCTGGCCTCCGCTGGCCCGGTTTTGCCCCGAGCTATGCGCCAGCCGCATGAGAAGGCGCCCTGGCCCGCATGGGCTCGAAATAAAAACCAGCCGCCACTTCCCAAAAGCGAAAAAGCGGCATAGCTTGGTTCTGGAATTGGAGCCGAGGAGACCCGAATTGCCCGACCGAAAATATAGCGTTCGAGAGATCGATGATCTGCGCGCGACAGTCGAGGCCAAATACCTTTGGGGTCGATACGCTGGGCCGCCGCTAGAATTTTGCAAATGTGCCGTGAGCCGTTCAGCGAACGAAGCTGACATGGGGAAAATTGTCGAGGAGCGAGTTCGCACATTCATGCTCGCTGGAATTACCGCACAGGAATTGTCCGAATCGGAGAGGATTGCGGCGCCATGAGCGAGCGTACATACGCTGCCGAACTGGTAATGCGTGAAGCGGAGCGCCTCGACTTGCTGGACAAAAACGCAAAGCGGCGTGCTCAGAGTGGCGAATGCCCGAAATACTACCGGCACTTTGACTGGCGCTCGTTCATGACCGGCGCCGTCTTCGTGCCGTGGATTTTAATGCTAGTTCTCCATTATGCGGGCGCATTCAAATGACGCGGCCCCGTACCCGCGACGACCGAATCCGCCGCATGCTCAAGCGCGCTGTCTCGAATGCGACGGAACGCTACGGCAAAGGCGGACTGGAAAAGACGCGCTGCAAGCCGAAGCCGATCACGCTGCGGCGGTTCGATGAAAAGCGGGAACCATGACGCCGCCGACCTGCAGGACGTGTGGGACCGCGGAATGGCGCCACGTCTGCCGCGGCGTGACGCGCGCGGCTCTGAAGCGCAAGATCGAGGCCGTGAAGGCCGAGAAGACGAAGAAGCAGAAAGGCAAACAGCCGTGCAAACCATGACAGAACGTCGCGTCGCTCTCCTCGCGCTTCGTGAGCCGACAGAAGCGATGGAGAGCGCTGCGTTCGCGGCAGACTTGGATATTTATTGGTCATATGAAGCGGACGGGCGTCCTGGAGGGCCAAAAGATGTCTGGCGGGCCATGATCGACGCAGCTATCGCTGTGACAGTTGGGGACCAGGCCATCGCGGAGATTGTGCCAGGGCCAATCTCCGCGCCAGCGATCGTCAACGAGAATCTCGTGCCCATCGACGCGCTCCTCGACGCTGCATGTGCGCACTACGGCCCGGACATCGACCGCGAGCGCCTCAAAGCCACGATTGCGGACGTAATCGCCCCGCCGTACGTCATCCAAGCCACGAATGAAGCGGCGAACGTATGCCGCGGCACAGCGGCGCATTGCGACCGTGCGGCCGCGCAGTTCCGGCCTCCGAGCCTCACGCCGAACGAAATGCAGGCCGTGATGCACGTCGGGCAGGCGGAAGTCGTGCGGGCCGTCGGGGCAGCGATTCTCTCCCGCGTCGGTCTGCCGTTCGACGATCTGATGCCAAATTCGGACCAGCGCCGCCAAAACCCCAGAGGCAGAGGTCTCGTTCGTGGGGCTCGCAGCGAAAGAATTTCGGCTGGAATAGCACGCCGATGATAAAATGCGGCAAACTCGCCAAGCGCCTGAAGCGCGGAAAGCTGCTGTTCCGGCAATGAGCGATCTGACATCTGAAGGCGAGCGCCTAGTCGAAGCGTGGTCCGGCGCAAAAGAGGCCTTGTGGCGCATGAAACAGGGAGTCGTTCGCGCGGAATGTGACTTGCAAAATTCGACAAACGCGCTCTCGAAATGGCTGCTTCCAGAGGATGCAAAGCCGGGCGAGAAAATATGCGTCTGGCATGGCGACAGGCTAATCCAAGTCGAAGTGAATCCAAACGGCGCTGATCCGACGATCACAGTGCGGAAGCAGGGGAAGCGGCCGATATGATCTGCATCTCCTGCAAGGAAGAATTCGCATCCGAAGCCACGGAGATCGCCGCCGTCCTCAACCGCGTCGACGGCTCGGTGCTGTACTGGCCCCTATGCCGCGAACACGCGAGATTCGGCCAGACTGACGGCTGGGACCCAGTGCCGATCGACAGCGAGGCAGGGAAGGCGCGGCTGGCGAAGATGAACTCAACCAGGCACATCGGCCCATCGGGTATTCCAATCCCCCTCTCGCCGCCAACGCGCACGGAGCGACCAAACGGCGCCCAACCGATCTGCATGAATTGCGCCTTCTACCGGGGCCGATATGCGATCATTCGCGGCAAGGACAAGATCGAAAACGGCGCCGGTCAGTGCCGTCACGGCCACCCGCGCGTCTTCGACAGGAGTTGGACGCATCCCGAAGGTGGCCCGCAGTTCGAAACCAGAACCGAATGGCCCGAAGTCATGTTCGACGATTGGTGCGGAGACTGGAAAGCGGAAAGCTGACCGTCGCTTGACGGCGTGATTTTCACTGTAATAAGTCACGCATGGGAATAGTGATTCGCTGCTCGTGCGGGCAAGAACACGATCTGACGGTGACGGTGTGCCCGACAGGGACGAAATCGCCGGACATTTCCCGCGCCGATTCTCAAACAGATGATTTGGCAGAGTTGAGGCGCGCGGCCGCGGCTCGCGGCATGATGCTTGTCCCGAAGCCGTCAAAATCCGAACGCGCCGCCTATATGCGGGAATGGCGGGCGAAGAAATGCCCGTGAATGCCAAGCGCCCGCACATCACCAACGGGCAACTGATCGCAGCAATCAAATCCACCGCCGCAATCCCGTCGCTCATCGGCCTGCAGCTCGGCATATCGGCCGCTGAAGTAAAAACCCGCATAAACTCAAGCCCCGCGCTTCGAGAGTGTGTGGCCGAAACCCAATCGGCTCTCAAAGACCACGGGCGAGCTGCCATCGCGGCTCAGATAAAATCCGGCAATGCTGTGTTCGCGGCAAAATATCTGAAGGAAATCGACGAGCTTCTCTGGGCACCAGCGACCGAAAAGCTCGGCTATCCGAAAAAGACCGGCCGCCCATCCATCTACACGGAAAAACTCGGGGCGGAAATCTGCGAATGGATTATGAGCGGCAATAGCCTCTTGACCTATTGTCAGTCGGATAAAAAGCCGCCCTATTCAACGATCATGCGATGGGTTTTGCATGTGCCCGCCTTCTCTGAAAGCTACGCGCGGGCGCGCGAGACCCAGGGCGACCATGACGCGGACAAGATCAAGGAACTCGGGCGGCGCATTGAGGCTGGCGAGATTGATCCGAATGCTGCGCGCGTCGTCATCGATGCGCTGAAGTGGACGGCTGCGCGCCGCAAGCCGAAAGTGTACGGCGATCGCCCACCACCGCCTCCAGGCATGGAGGACGACACCAGCAACGACATCAAAGTGGTCGTCACCGGGGGGCTGCCGATTGCCGACGATCCGAATTGAACTCCCGACATTCCACCCCGGCCAGGTCGACGCCTACAATCTGAAGGCGCGCTTCAAGGTCGTGCGGTGCGGGCGGCGTTGGGGGAAGGCATTGGCTCTTGGCACGCCGATCCCGACACCGGGGGGCTGGACGACAATGGCGGATATTCGCCATGGCGCTCTCGTGTTTGACGAGGCCGGCCAGATTTGTCGGGTGCACTTCGTTTCCGAAATAATGCTTGGCCGCCCGTGCAGCGAAATCGAGTTTTCTGACGGCACGTCGATTGTTGCCGATGATGAGCACCGCTGGCTGACGTGGGACCGGTGCGCGCGGAAGAATGCGAGGCGGGATAAGGGCCATGCAAGGAACCACAGGCCGAAGGTCCGCACGACGGAAGAAATCCGGCAAACGCTGAAATCAGGCAGCCGAGGCGACACGAATCACAGCGTCCAGCCATGCCGTCCGATCGAGTGCGAGGCGGCCGCGCTGTCAATCCCGCCTTATGTGCTGGGCGCGTGGCTTGGCGACGGCGTTTCGATGGGCGCTGGGTTCGCCTGCAATGACCAGCAGATAGTCGATGAAATCCGCGCCGAAGGGCAGCCGGCCCACCGCGGCAAAGAGCCTTTCATGTGGCACCTTGGCCGCAGGAAGGCGCATGCCGTAAAAGGCGAAGTCACCCTCAAGACGCGCCTATCCGCCCTTGGTGTGCTGGGCAACAAGCACGTTCCGCCGCAGTACCTACGCGCTTCAGCGGCTCAGAGGTTGGCTTTGCTCCAAGGGCTGATGGACACAGACGGCTACGTGTCTGCCGCCGGCCATTGCGAATTTACATCCATGCGTCCCGTGCTGGCGCGCGGAGTTTTGGAATTGGCGCGGTCAATGGGTGTCCGCGCCGTGATGTGCACCGGCCGCGCGACGCTGAACGGAAAGGATTGCGGGACAAAGTATCGCGTGAAATTCACAACCGCGCTGCCGGTGTTCCGGCTGAAGCGCAAAGCCGACCGCCTCGCGGCGCGCAAGAGCGACAGAAACGTCGAGCACCGGTTTATCGTGGACGTGAAACCGGTCGAAAGCGTTCCCGTGCGCTGCATCGCGGTCGACAGCCCGTCGCATCTCTATCTCGCCGGGGATGCGTTTATCCCGACGCACAATACGGATTTTGGCAAGACCATCGCGTGCGATGGGGTAATCAAGGGCGAGAGCATCGGCTGGTTCGCGCCGGACTATAAGCGTCTCAGCGAGGCATACGTCGAGATCGCGAATCTCCTCGAGCCGGTAAGAAAAGCGAAATCCGCCGTTGCGGGTGTTTTCCGCGCCATTACCGGCGGCAGGGCGGACTTCTGGACGCTGAACGATATCAACGCCGGGCGCTCGCGCCGATACCACAAGGTCTTCATCGACGAGGCGGCATTCACCGGACCGGAGATGATGGACATCTGGGAAAAGGCCATCATGCCGACGCTGCTCGATTACCGCGGCTCGGCCATCGTCGCCTCAAACACGAACGGCTCCAGCCAGGACAATTTCCTTTGGCAAATCTGCAACGAGGCCCGGCACGGCTTCATCGAGTACCACGCGCCGTCATCGCAAAATCCCTATCTGCCGGCGGAGGAATTGGAGCGGCTGAAGCTAAACACCCCGCCGCTGGTCTTCCAGCAGGAATATCTCGCGGAGTTCGTCGACTGGTCGGGCGTGCAGTTTTTCTCGCGCGACAAGATGCTGGTGGATGGAAAGCCGGTGCCGTTCCCCGCGCATTGCGATGTTGTGTTCGCGACAATCGACACCGCGACGAAGACCGGCAAGGAGCACGACGGAACGGCAGTCAATTATTGGTCGCTGTCGCGGAATACGGGGCACAAGCTGATTCTGCTAGACTGGGATTTGGTCCAGATCGATGGCTCGCTTCTCGAGCTGTGGCTGCCGGGCATTTTCATGAATCTCGAACGCTTGGCCCGCGAGACACGGGCGCGGGCCAACGTCGGTGCCTTCATCGAAGACAAGGCGAGCGGAACGATCCTGCTTCAACAGGCGATCCGCAAAGGCTTGGATGTCCACGCCGTGGATTCCAAACTGACGGCACTGGGCAAGGACGAGCGCTGCATTTCGGTAAGCGGGTACGTGTATCAGGGGTTCGTGAAGATTTCCGAGCCTGCACATTCGAAGGTCGTGGTCTATAAAGGCGCGAGTCGGAACCATTGGCTTCAACAGGTTCTCGGATATAGAATCGGCGTCAAGGATCAGGAAGACGATAACGTCGACACGTTCTGTTACGGCTGCGCGATCGCGCTCGGCAACCAAGAGGGCTTCTGAATGTCTTTTGCAGGGCAACCGGTTGGGTTCGGTCAGTGGGCGGGTTGGAGCACCTGGGGTTCGGCACTCGGCACGCCGCTCACGGAATTGCTGCTGTGCCCGTTCCTCGAGCCTGGGTCCGAGCCGTCGTACCAAATATGCAAAACCATCCTGACCGACCACCCGCTCGGGTCAAAAATGGCGCTATCGCCGATTCAGATGGCGCAATCGAGCGAACGCGAACTCACGTGCCCGGCCTCCCCGGGCGACCGCTGCATCGCAGCATTCAAGGGCGAATGGGAAGCGCTGGGCTGCGACAACACGATTCTGAATACCATGTGCCTCGCTCGCGCCTACGGAATCTCCACGATGGCGCTGGGCATCAAGGGCAAGCGGCCTGGCGACTACGTGGCGCCGGAGGATTTCTGGAAATGCGACGTTTTCTTCAATGTCTTCGACCCGCTCAATACATCGGGTTCGCTGGTGCTGAACCAGAATCCGAACGCGGAAGATTTCATGCGGCCCCAGCAGGTTCGCGTATCGGGCGAGACCTGGCATCGCAGCCGAACGGTCGTGATGATGAACGAAGCTCCGGTTTACATCGCATACACGACAAGCGCATTCGGCTTCGTCGGCCGGTCCGTCTACCAGCGCGCGCTCTATCCGCTGAAAACCTTTGTGCAAAGCATGATTACGGACGACATGGTGACGCAGAAAGCCGGAGTGCTTATCGCGAAGATCAAGGCCCCGGGCTCGATCATCGACAACATCATGGCGAGTCTGGCGGGAATAAAGCGCTCATGGCTCCAGGGCTCGACGACCGGCAACGTCCTGACGGTCGGGCACGAGGACGATATCACGAGCCTGAATTTGCAGAACATCGACGGCGCGGCCGGCTGGGCGAGGAAAAACGTCCTGGAGAATATCGCGGTTGCAGCCGACATGCCGGCCATGCTGCTGAACAGCGAAACCTTCGCGCAAGGGTTGGCGGAGGGCAGCGAGGACGCGAAGACGATTGCCAAATATATCGATCGCGTGCGCATTCAGATGCGGCCGCTCTACCAATTTTGCGACCACCTGACGATGCGGCGCGCGTGGAGTCCGGAGTTCTACAAGACGATTCAGAAGGATTTCCCGGACGAATACGGCGGCGTCAGCTACAACGAAGCCTTCTACCGCTGGCAGACGTCATTCAAAGCCCCGTGGCCGTCGCTGCTGAAGGAGCCGGAATCGGAACTCATCAAGGTCGACGACGTGAAGCTGAAGGCCATGCTGGCGCTGGTGGAGATTTTCCTGCCGGAGATGGACCCGGACAACAAAGCGACTTTGCTTTCTTGGGCGGCAGATTCGATAAATCAGATCGCGCGCCTGTTCCCAGAAACGCTCATTCTCGATTACGAGGCTCTCGCCGCATACGTTCCGCCTGTCGCGGCACTTGGCGAGGATGCAGGAGGCGCAAAGGAGCCAGGGGAACCGAAGCCGTTTGCCCGCGCTGCATAGGATTTGCATAATCTGACCGAGAAAGTGGAAACCGTGAACTCGAAGAAAAGGCGCCGCCGCCGCCTCGATCGGCTGATACACCAGCAGGCGAATCTCTGCCACTGGTGCAAGGAGCCGATGCAGCCGGTGCCGCGACCTGGCCCGGTGCCGCACAAGCGCGCCGCGACGCTCGATCATCTCTACAGCCGCGGCGACCCGCAGCGCCCGCGCCACACGAGAGGCATAGACCTAACGAAGCAGCCGTGTGTCGCCGCCTGCTTCGAATGCAATCAGGAACGCGCTCTCGCCCACCAAGTCTGGCTGCAGGTTCATGGCAAATCGCCTTTGACCGGCCTTGGGCTGTCAGCGATCGCGGCCACCCCGTGACCGGCATCGTCGACGAAAACGATTTGACCGGTTCCGCGTTGATCGAAGCCATCATGCTCTACGGCGACACCGATCAGGCGACGGCTGAGAAAATGGCAGCGGACGGAACGGCGATCTCGCTTCTAAGGTCGGCAATCCGAGCCGACAAGTTGCGGCACATGGATTTGTTCGCGCCCTGGGGCCACGCATGACTCACATCGGCAAGGAGGAGCGTGAAAGTGTGACGCGCATGCACGAGGCCGGGTTCTCCGACAGCCATATTGCGGCGACGTTTGAGATTTCCGTCACCGCGGTGAAAATGCTGACGAAGCGCTTCCACGTGCGCTGCGGACCCGCGGAGCCATCCTGTCACGCGCCGAAGCGCTTGGTCGAGATTTCGAAGCGCTGGCAGGCGCAAACCGGAAGGCTCGTCTGATGGCCGCCTATCCACTTCGGCAGCTCAACGCCAAGCTGAGCAAGACTGTCACCGTCGCAACATCGGAAATCGAGCAGGACGAGTCCGATAACTGCAAAGGCATGTACGTGTTCCGTGACAATGACGGCGCGAAATTTCTGTGGTCTCCACGGCCCTATCGCTACGAGAATCACAACGTCGAGACGGTCGCGGAAGCGGACCAGATCATGTTTCTTTGCCCGGCGTGTTTCGCGAAGAATGGCGGCGCTTCCGGGACGCACAGCGTTCTCGTGACATTCGCCGGACGCAACGTGCCTGACGAAGCCGGCAGCAGGGACGCTGAGGGTAATCCGTCTCGCTGGAACGCGAGCGGCACGACTATCGACGATCTATCGCTAACGCCGTCGATCTTGCTTGATGCGAAGCGCGAGCAGGAAGACGGTTGTCACTGGCACGGCTTTGTCGGGTCGAGCGGCATTCCGGTGGGGCATGCTGGGTGATGGCAAACCGCGAGTCCTTCTACGACATAATTTCCGCGGCGATTGCGGACATGAGTTTTTACGGATTCGATAGCGTGGAAAGGCTTGAGCGCTGGCTAATCCGCATCCGCTCTGCCGCCGAAGACTCGCTGACGCCGGCCAGCACGCTCGAGCGCGTCCTGAACGAGCGCATGCGGTCAATCTTCGAGAAAACCGTCGAGCGCGGCCATGTGCTGAAGCTCCACCCTGGCGTCTCGCGCTACACGGTCGAGAAGCTAAAGCCCGCGATGCGCCTGGAACTCGACAAGCGGATTGTCGCGAATGCGAACCTAATCAAGCTGAATCGTGCCGAAGCAATCAACAAAACGCTCCATCGCTTCTCCGGCTGGGCGACATCGATCCCGAAAGGCGGCCTGGCGGAGCCGAAGAAGCGCGAGGCGAGCCAGAACATTCGGAA